GCCCCAACTACTCGTGACGACCCCACCCGTCAGGGAAGGACCCAAGATGTTTATTTAAAAGGCTTCCAGAATGCTTTAGAAGCTCTCAGCGGAGTTTTGTTTGCCCTTGTAGGGGGTAGGGTAGGGGGAGGGGTCACCATGCCTTATCTATGGCCCGTGTTAATGCTTTCTGTATCTCGTTTTCTATGTTGTCATTATAGACCTTTTCGACTATCTCTGCCCATTTAAGCCGGGGTTTATACTTGGCTTGTTCAGAGGCTACGAGCACGGGGACGGCAAGCTTACTGCCCAGGCGCTGCATTATTATAGGCTTTGTTGGGTGGAAGAAGAAGCCTCCAGTCTTACCCCGTGGCTTCTTCTTTCCCTTCTGCCTGTTTGCTGTATAGCCTGAACCGTCTGGCGCTTCGAGTACCTGTAATTCTGAGAGCATCTTCACAAGTGCTGAGCGTTTGGGGTTTCCGAATCCGTCCAGCTCCATATAGCGGGTGGGCACGAATACCTTCTTGTCTTTGTTTATTCCGGTTACAAACTTGGCGCCAATGATACGCTGTAGCCTGTTCTCAAAGGCTTTGGGTGTTCTCTTGCCGCCGTCGATCTCTGGGGCGAGGTATTGCGCCGGGCTAACTGCATTGCCTGACTTTTGCTTAAAGGTCTTATTGTCATTGATACCTATTAGGGCGAATATCTCAGAGGCTTGCGGGTCTGCCTTTTGGACAAGTACACTATTTATGGTGCGCGGGGTTGGGCGGTCGAAGACTTGCTTCATGTTGGCCTGAATGGCAGCGCGGACGAGAAAGGCTGTATTGTTTACGGCGATAGCTTCGGCATCGGGAAAGGTCTTTGCCATGGTGCGAAGTCCTGAGAGATAGCCCTCTGCGTCGACTATGGCTTCGATTTTCATACTACCACGTAAGAAACAATGCAGCGCCTTTCAACTCAAATTTAAATTCTTGATCGCATTCTTGACAAGTAAGCTTGCCGTCATCTTGCTCCCAAAGTCCGCAATAAACATCCGTTGCCGCATAATGCTGACCACATGCCGGGCAGTCAATGTGGTTGTGTCTAACGTCGCCGCATTCATCGCAACAAACTTCAGGGTAAAACTCAACTTTTGCGGTTGGCATTTATACTGTCAATGTCTCGTCGTATCCTAACTCGTTAACGGTGTTATCAATGACGATCCCCTGCATGGTGGCTGACAAGCTTTGATTGTTTGCTGAAACTGTCCCTGTAATCTTAACGATGGTTTTTTCGGGTAATCTTAACGGGATATGAAAGTCGTACATGTCCGACGTTGCCCCAGAACCGTTTACAACCGTATTTCCCCTAACATTAAAAATACCGCCAAAAGGTTTTATTAGCAGATTGCCGGTTGTAAATCCTGTGCTTGCCGTACTGATTGCCCAATCATAAAGCAAAAGCGATTTTCCAAGTGGCACCTGATAGATTATGGATTGCGCCTGATTTTCTGTGGGTTGCATTTGTTGCTGTACGGATGAGTTTGCAGCGGTCGAAGTACATGTGATTGTACCGACATTTGCGCCGGTGCTGCCTGCGGTGTTTCCTATCATGCGGTAAACAATCCAGTATTTATTGACGGATAACACGTTTGCTGTGCCGTTGAGTGTGATTGTCTCCGAAACTTCAGAGTAGTTCTCATTCAATCCGGTTATTGTAAGAGTCCTTAGGCCGGTGCCGTTCGACGTGTCGTTTGTTGATGTGCTAACGATGTTTACTTTTTCCGCTGTAGTCGGAGCTGCCCATGTTCCGCCCTGTGAAATTATATCCTCGGACGCTGCGGTGTCGATATCTGCGTTTTTACCGATTTTGTAAAAGCGTGTAACACCTGGAACCTTGCCGCGAGCAACGGCGACGATGAAGTCTTCAGTCATAGTTTACCCCTTTAAAAGTTTTTCCTCAATCACTCGCGCTGTGGTTTCGCAAGTAAGCATCTTGTTAATTATTCCTGTGCGGTCGGTAGTCATCGTTACTTCGAGAATCTTTATATTACTTTGTAAATTGAAATCCACAAACGGAAAATGACGAGCTATGAAATGCGGCACGTCTACCTTTTTAAAGTCGCTTGGCATCAATCCCACTTGCATACCTCCGTTTGCTTTGCTGGCAAACTCAGTTTTTCGAATGGCTCGGCCATGGGTTGCAACCGACGGACAGAGAAAAGGCCGTCCATAGGAACAATAAAGCGGCCAGACTTGACAACGCATTTTGCTGAGCCGTGCGCGATTTCTGGGCGGTGTTTTTCCGTAATGTCCCGCACCGTGAATTCGTAGCGCGACTCTTCGCAATTCTCAGTAGGGAAGTAAGGACGGCAAACGTAGTCGACTTGCGCGAGGGTTAAAATAAGATCATAGAAAGCGATGAACGCGAAAGCCCGCAACATGATTAAAAGCCTCGCACCAAATTTACGCCGTCAAGCATATTGCCACTTGAAACCATTGGCGCGGGTGCCAAGTTTTAACGCCTCTGAAAGCGTACCGAGACAGATTTCATTTTCTCGCGCTGCCTGAGTCAAAGACTCGTATCGCTTACCGTCGCTGCGTAATAGCGGTTTCTTTTTGCCGTTGTATTTTCGATTGTCGATTTTCATGGTTAAAGATATTCCCATTTAAATCCGTTTGCACGTATCCCGATTTTCAGGGCTAATGATATCGTGCCGACCGTCAATTCATTATCGCGCGCGGCTTGTGCTAAAGATTCATACTTCTTGCCGTCGCTTCGGACGACGGCTTTCTTTTTTCCGGTATTCTTTCTGTTAGTCATACTGCCTCATCAAACATTTCAAGCTGTGAATTTTCTTTCATGGCATTCTCGGCGTTTCGTGCGGCGACATCGAAATAGCTTTTTTTTAATTCGACACCGATGGCCTTGCGGCCCATTTTTAATGCTTGATAAACCTCAGAGCCTATGCCCATGAAAGGCGTAAACACTGTGTCGCCTTTGTTTGTGTAAAGCGTGATAAGGCGCTCAATCGTCGGCAGTTGTAATGGGCAAATATGCTTGTCATCGTTCGGCCCGCGACCGGCTGTATAGTTTAGAGTATCACCATAATCAATGTCCATCCATACCGGCGATGCGTATTTTTGCCAAGTGTCAACGTCGATATTCATATTCACTGGCTCGCTGCGTTCTCCGTCTTTCCTAAACACAAGAACATAATCAGGGATGCCGACCCGCGACATAGTGGAATCCTTTTTCGTCTGCTTATGAAGCAAGCCAAGAGCCTTAGTCCGCTGCATTTCTGTGACCGGGTTTTTCCATATCGTAACCCGTGAATGGTAGATAAACCCGATCTCTGAGAATAGTTTAATGATCTCACCGGAATAATCCCGAAGGCCGATGAACCCTTCCTTACCTTTCTGGATTGGTAAATCCATGCAGTGTAAAGCGACATTACGCCCCGGCTTTAATATCCGGTAAAGCTCCCGAACCATGAATGTAAATTGTTTCATATATTCAGAATAGCTGCCGACATTGCTCATATCGTTAGGATCATCGCTGTAAGTGTATAGATCGGCGAACGGTGGCGAAAACACGCTGAATCCCACCGACGCATCCGGCATTTTTTGCATCTCTGTGACGCAATCCCCATTTGTGATTTGATAATCTGATTTTTTAATCTGCATTGACTTCCCTCTTTTTGTTTTCCATTCGCCGGTTATCTTCTCTATTGTCTCGGCTTGTTTTTTCTTGAAATTCTTTTCCTTGCCCTGAATCACTTGCCATACCGATTTCATAGACTCCGGTATGACGTTTATGATTCTAACATTCTTCTTTTGACCGAATCGCCATGACCGACGGACCCTTTGATAATACTCCTCAAAAGAAAAATTCAGGCCGCTGTTTATTTGTGTCGCACAGTTCTGCATGTTGAGGCCGTACATTGCGATTTTTGGTTTTGTGATTAGTATTCTGACTTCGCCTTTCCGAAAGGCGTTTATACGCTCAGACTTAACATCATCGCTCATTGAGCCATTGACCTCTACCGAATCCGGTATGGCCTGCGCGAGGCGCCTTGACTCTTCGTTCTGCAAAGTCCATACGATAATTTGCCCTTCAATATGCGAACACATGCCCGCAATCATATTGACTCGCTCGTCTTGTGTAAGTCTCAGTTCTGCATGGAGTTTTGTCGCGTCGAATTTTACATCGCTGAATAAATGGCCATCCTTTGCGCCGGTAGTAAGCCACACGCATTCAGTTTCCAGTTTCGGCAGCTTGTACTTTTTCTGCGTGAACCCGTACCGGGCCGGGTCATCAATCGTGATTGACCAATCTTTTAACCATGAAATAAACTGACCCTCTGCATGGCCTTTGAGTCTCCATTTTTGAGTCTCTCCGCCATCGTGCACAAAGAAACGCGAGAGCATCGCAAGTCGAGACATGACGCCCAAAAACTCCGCATGGTTTCCGATCTCTGTATCGTCGTTCGGGTCTGGGGTAGCTGTACATGCTAAGCGATATTGTATATTTTGGGCAAAGTCGATTAGCTTTTTCTTTGTCTGACCCTGAAAGTTTTTCAGGATGCTGCTCTCGTCAAGAACGATGCCGCCCCATCCGTCGGCGGGTATGTTGCCCAACTGTTCATAATTCGCGATGAATATCGACCCATTCCGATGCCCGTCGAATCGCTGAATCTCTACACCAAGGATTGTGTCCGCCTCTTCTATTGTCTGGGGGGCTACCGCAAGCGGGCAGAGAATCAAAACCGGCTTTCCCGTATGCTGACTTACCTGCCATGCCCATTCTGACTGCATGGCGCTCTTGCCTAAACCGCAATCAGCAAATATCGCATACCGGCCTTTTTTAAGTGCGGTCTTAACTATCCACTGCTGGAAGTCGAAAAGCGCTGGATTGACTTCACAGTCAAATCCATAGCTCTCGACCGGCTTTATTTTACTTTGGATGAAATTTTCATATTCTGTCATCTTGTCCCCCTAAATAAGTTCTGAAATCTCGATCTTTTTCCCGATCATGTCTTTGATTTGGCCCGGTGAAATATCCCAACCGACCCCACGTAGTTTGTAAACCCGCATGGCCGCGTACTCGTGAGGCACCTCGTCACGCCCGGCGAGCCTGAGACCTTCGAGCACTTCGACGCTGAAAAAGTCCGCAATCTTTTTACCATAGCTCTTGTGATCGTAACAAGCCACTGCATAGGCTTGGTATCCGTGCTTCGATGCCTTTAGCAGTTCAGGAATTTGATGCGGCTTAAAATCTTTGAGTCGCAACCGAAACGACTTCGGAACCTTTGCCTCTATGGTGAAAAAAGCACCACCGATGGCCGCGTGTATATCATAAGGCCGCGCGGGGGAAAACTTGGCCATAATTCCCCGGTTATCTGGTATCTTGTACCAATGACCGCCCGCCTTACGCCATGCGTTTCCAAACTCTGTGCAAAACTCGCCCTCTGGGTTTTTACGCTTTGCCATGATTAAGCCCTTTTCCCACATTGCGTGCATTCCTGAAAGCTTCCTGTCGTCACGTTATAGTTTGCCCGGAAGTCATGCCCGCCAGCAACGAGACAGGCTTTCGACTTTGCCTCAATTATGATATGAGTAGCGGCGTTTACTGATTCAATGATTCGCGTGTCGTCGTCTACCTCTGGCCATTTTTTCAGGCGTTCGACGTAAAACAGTCCGGCAAGCCTCACAAGTTCTTTTTGTCTTTGTTCTGCATTCATGGCTTCACCTTTGGCGGGCAAGTTGTGGTTCTTCCGATCTGGCCTTTAGTCCACGAGTCATCAATATTTGAACCGCTGTTCGTAAATTGAAACGCGCAACACCTTTGGCTTTTAAACACCTTTTCACAGTTTGGCAATCGATCTTTGTCAATTCCGCCTATCCATGGGTTATGAGCACACCCCGAAACGCATGCGACTGATTCAACTTCGACGATTTGAACCTCTGGAACGCCGCAACAAACGGCGAACAAACTTAGCAGTATATTTTTTTTAATCATGGTAGTTTAACCTCCGTTAAAGCCGAGAGGCGAATCAGCATTGCATCCCGCGCTTGCTTGTCTCCCACACAAAACTTTTCGCATATTTCCTCTATCGGCTGTTGCGCCGTAACGATGAGCCGAAAGCCTTTACCGGCCCGCGCTGCATCGAAAATCAAAAACAACTTTCCGCGCATTGCTTCGCTTGGCATGATTTGCCCGATGTCATCCAAAACCCAAAGGCCGGAAAACTTCGGCGGTTCATTGTTCATCGCCATACGTGTAAGTTCTGTTTTCAATTGCTCGCCCTTCAATACCTTTACGCCGCGCTGGTAGGTCATTGCACACGCAGCGGCAAGCGTCGTCTTTCCCTGCCCCGTTGCGCCATAGATGTAAAGACTCTTGCGAGACTTGAAATCTTCGAGCGCCTTTGATTGCTTCGCGGAAAGCGTTGGGATTTTCTCAAGGCCAAGGTCGCGGAGAATCCCTTCCTGGTATTCGTCGAGACGCGCGGCTTTTTTGCATGGGCAAATATCTATTGCGAGCGGGCGGCATATCGTCGTATCGATCTTTGCATCCGGGTTTACCTCGCCAAAGATGTCGCTCTCATCATGCTTCGGCATTTTTTCCGCTAAGGATTCTTTCAGGGTGCCGATAATTTGTTTATGCTCTTCGAGTGTCGTGCTGTATGTCGTTTGCTCAAAGCGTCTAATCACGTAGCCCTGACCGCTGCATGGCAAAACGCATTCGCCGACAGTGTGGAAAGTCCCGGCGCATCCGTCTTTCTTGTCGTCGCCTTTTAGCTGAGCAATAAGGGCGGCCGTTGCATCTGCTTTCGTTTTAATGGTGAGAGTGTCTTTCTGTATCATTCTTTATGCCTCCGTAAAGAAAAACCCGGCGCGAACCGGGCAAGTGTTTTACTTTGTTCTCGTCTTTGATATCCGCGATAACTTGACGCGCCGCGTTTTGGATTTCATCCATGATGCGACCGTCTTTCAGTTCTTCGAGGGCTATCACATTTTGCTTTGACATTGTTTCTCCTATGCTTTTATAAAGCTATTCATTTTTAGCCATCGCCTGCGCCTACGCCTAAGCCTACGCCTGCGCCATCGCCATAGCCATAGCCATCGCCATAGCCATCGCCATCGCCATAGCCATAGCCATCGCCTGCGCCTGCGCCATAGCCATCGCCTGCGCCATCGCCTACGCCTAAGCCTACGCCTGCGCCATAGCCATCGCCTGCGCCTGCGCCATAGCCATCGCCTGCGCCATAGCCATCGCCTGCGCCATCGCCTGCGCCTGCGCCTGCGCCTGCGCCATAGCTTGCGCCATAGCCTGCGCCTACGCCTGCGCCATAGCCATCGCCTACGCCTGCGCCTGCGCCATAGCCATCGCCTGCGCCTATCGTTGCCATACACTCACCTTGCGAATAATTGTTTCAGCTTCGGCTGTGCATTTTAAAATCTCAATGGCTTGCAAAAGCTGCACGTCTACCGGCTGTGCGAATTTGCAATTTTGTGGGGCTTTAACTCCATCATTTGCCATCTGCGAAAGCGATGCGGCGCCATCCCAGTACCATAAGCGACGCGCGTCTGTCATTTCAACCTCTTGCCCTGATCGCGCCTTTAGAATTCCAGCAAACACACCAGCCGAGTATGTGCGAACGATGCAATACTTCCCGCGATAGTCAGTCATCTCTGAAGCGATTTCGGCTGTCGCTGAAATATCCATCTTTTTGCATCCGATTTCCTTTTCGATCTCGGCGTTTATTTTCCGGTGCTCTTCAACCTCGCCAAGTGTCATTTTCTTAATATCTTTCATTTGTTTCTCCTATGCGATTTGTTTTTGATTCCTTTCCTGATTTTCCCGTTCGAGTACATCGACAATAGCAGGTGCCCACTGTCCGTGTTCGTTTACGTATCGTGAAAAAGAATCCGGTGAAATGTTTTTCTTTAGGGTCATAATGTCCCACTTGGCTGACCAATCGTGAAACGCGGTTTCAAGTTCCGCGCGGGTCATGTTTTGGTAATTTGGGAAGGGCTGTGCAATCTCTTCGACGGCCTTCACCGGTTGTAACTGATGCCATCGACCTGATAAAGTGGTCGGCGTGAAACCTGCCTCTTTCCAGTACAGATCTGTCGGCTTGGCGTTTTTTATCCGGCGAAAAAGGTCAGCGGCCATAGACTTTACTTTCTCCATGCTTTCGCCTGACTGTTCCCAAATCCTTTGAAAGGCTTTGCCCCACTTGCCTGACTCTTTACCCCATGGGAATTTATTTTGAGCATGCAACGCGGGATAACCCTTTTCAAATATGTCTGCCATCTCTTTAGCTGGGTAAGTATGCTTGCGCTTTTTAACAGTGGAGCCGTCGCCGATAGGCGCGGGAGTATTCTCTGTGGTAGTCTTTGTTGTATTCTCTGTTAAAGAGAGTTTGCTGCTTTTCCGCATACTTGTATGCAGGGTTTCCGCATCCTGAGCCTGCGGGTTTCCAGCATCCTGAAACCTTGACTCATAAAGAGCCGAAAGCGACTGAATCAGCTTATCAAAGTCGATTCTGAAATACAGCTTAGCCGGGTTGCCTTTAAGCTTTTCCTGCATGATACCAGACTCACGCAGCTTTTTGCGGGCCGTTTCTTGCTCTGTACGTGTAAGGCTGATTTCCCGTTTCCAGTCCTTTTGTGATTTGTAAATCCACCCGTCCGGGTCATCTTGTTTATCTCGCCAGTAGAAAAGCTGAGAGAGTAAAACGCCCGCGTTTGTGCTGTCGACGATTGCCGCAAAGTCTGGGTAAAATGCCACAGGATTCGAGGTCAAAAACTCTTTGAATGTTTCTTTGTCTGTCATAGTTCTCCAAATAAAAAACCCTCGGCTACGTTGGAGGAGACCTTTACCAGCCGGGAAGAAGCGGCCTATAAAGTCCAACGTATGCGAGGGCTTTCTTTTCTTCCTCGATGTCTCACGGTCTCCACCGTGTACGCCTTTCGACGCTCAGACAAGCTAACAAAGAATCAATGCGCCGTCAATTTATTTAGACGCCTTGCGCCTCTCTCTATATTGCCGCATGTATTCTGATTCACAAGACCGGCAAAAAGACCGATGCTTATTCGTGCGCGGTTTATCGCAAACGGTGCAGACCATAGAGCCCGCTTTCTTGCGTTTCCTTGTAAGGTTTACCGTGAAAGAATTACTCTTCATCGTCCACCCCTAAAAGGCGAACATAGACAAGCCCTTTCTTTCGATTGCATCTAATACGGTATACTATGCCACCGACCGTTTTAAATGCCTTTAGCGTATCGTCTACAAAGGTAATATGCGTTGCGTGAAAAGTATGTGGCCCGATAAATAAATCCCAACCGCGCATGATAACCTCTGGTAATGCGCCGTTCATCGCTGGCAATGTTTCGATGTGCTTGACCTTGATTGACACGTCTTTTATATTTGCCACGATCATGGAGGAACCATGTCCTCTGGCCTTTCCTCCCAAGTAGCGCAGTGACGAAGTATAACCCCGTTCTCCCCGCGCTCAGGGAAAAGAGTCCACTTGTCCGCGTCTCTGTCTTCGTTCAGGAATTGCAAACGCTTATACGCTGCCCGCTTTAGTTCCCAAAACTCAGCCTTGGAAAGTTCTGCGGTAGAGTTTACAATAAAATACTCGCGCCCGAAAAGCGTCTTATACTCTCCGTAGGCCACGTTGCGTGTCGCGTCAAAGGCGTCTTGCATAAGCAGATTTGACACCTGCCGCTTGTCCATGCCGACCTCATCGCCAAGAATCGTGCAGCGTTCAAAATGCGCATTGCTTTGCGAAAGCTCCCGCTGTGGAGATTCTTTGACTATGCGGAGAATAAAACGCGCGTTCTCTTTTTGCTTCATCGCCCAACCGTCAAAGGCTTTGCGGCGGTCGAGAATCAGGCGCCCGCCTTTTATTGTGCCAGAGTATTCTTGCACTACTTACCCAATAAGCGCCGCAAATCGTTTTCGGCTTTCTTAATCTCTTCGGCGTAATATTCTGCGCTGCGCTTTAGTGACTCGACTTTATGTTCTGCGCTTCGTATCATGTCGAGACGTCGTTTCGCGTCTTCATTCTTGTGGCCCCACCACCAACCCGCAAGGCTTCCGGGAATTGGTATTCACTTTGCTTCTAAAACTTTGCAAGCTCTACAGACTCGCGCCTTTAGGTCTTCAAGCTCTCGGTTGCGTGAGTTGAGTAAGTCAGCGTCTGCGCCTTCGTCTCTGCACGGCATTTTATTTACCCGCCATCGCTTCGCCGTTTTTCTCTGCTTCGATTAGCAGATCATAGCGCCGCGCCTTGCGTTCAAGGTCGCCGAGGTGCTTCATCAGTTCGACGATATGCTTTCCGTTCTCCGCGCTTTGCGCTCGTGCATTATCTCTCATAAGCCACACAATTCTCAAAATGCGCCGCATGATTTCCGGTGAGCATCCAGCACGATCGGCCACATGGTCAAAGATATTGCCAAAAAGTTTTTCGGTGTTCTCAAACATCCGTTCGGTTTGTTCGTTCATTCTCTCCCCCTCAATCGTAACTTGTGATAGTCTGGCGGGTTCCGTGGTGTCGGGTATTCAATCCCAACGCGCCCGCATTCCTCGGCCAATAGCTGCAAAGACCGGCGAACCCGTGGCCGATAATCCCACATGGCTTCGGGCATCATGTTTTCTATCATCCACAACCGCTGAGCCACAGGGCGCACGATGTCCACACCTTCGACCTGAAGAAAGTCAAAGCATGGCTCACCGCGTACCGAGTGACACCCGCGCACAACGTAAAAGATATTCCACGGGCAGTTCGCCAGCGCCGGATAATCACCTGCCGAGAATACGTGCGCCGGGTCTCCGCCTGAAAGCCCGGTGAATAAGCAACGGCCATCGGTGCGTTTCCATGCTTCGCGCTGTGCTTGTTCGCGGGTCATGGGTTAATCACCTTTGCGGTCATGCTGGCCATTGTCTCCCAAAGAAAAGCCGTCGTGCTTTGTTGTTTCTTTTTCATTGCGCTGTCCCTTGTTTCTTTGCCCACTCGTCACGAAGCACAGAAAAGAAGTTCTCAAAATCTGAAGAGCAGTCTTCAAACTTCTTGAACATCTCTGATTTGCTTTGATACCCGAGACGGAGGCAAAGGCTCATAGCCTCTTTACCGTCGTCTGACTTTTTCCACTTTTCAATAGTGGTGATAATCTTAGCCTCTCGCGCCTTGGCGTCCGCCGCTTCTTTTTCGATGCGCTCGCGCTCTTTGTCGTCTTCGCTTACTGCGTCGGCCACGGTCTCCGCCTTTTGGGGCGTCACGTCCTTGGCTAACTGTTCGGCCCTGTGGTTAGTCGCTTCAGGCATTACGATGGGCTCGCCATGTTTTGCCTGTGCCATCTCGTCCTCTGTGTAAAGGCCGCTAAGTTCTTGCGGGAAAGCCGCGCGTCTCGCCAATGCTTCGGCGCATTTCGCCAGCATGACTTCGGGCATCTTTTTCCACATTGCATTCGGTGCGCCGTTTCTATCTGTGACGACATAACTTGAAAACTTAGCCACTCCCCATAAAGGCTCCGTGAAGTCCCGGCAGAGAATCCCAACCTTTGCCGCGTGTGGTGCTCCGTCGCCTAACCAAACGTCAGACCATGCACCGTCTTTACCGCACCAAAAAGGGCCAACCATGCCTTGATATTTTCCCGTGCGCTGAGAGATTAAGCGGAAACCGTCAATTGAAAACTGCCATGTCATCACTCTCTTTTTAACCCATTCGCCATGTTCATTCTGAACATTGTTCACGCGCGAGATAAAATAAATCTGACGTGCGAAAGGGTCAAGGCCGGTGCGTTTGACAACCTGCATAGCAAGCTCAAATTCTTCGGGGCTTGCGTCTTTTGCGATGGTATCCCGCAAAAGCTTTATGCGTGTGTCCGGCCATTCGTGTTCGACCACCGCCAACGGCTTTGATTCGGTCTTTACTACTTCCGCTTTCGCGGCTTTCTTTTGACGTGCCATTAGCGATCACCTATTCCAATTTTTTCGCGAATGTCTGTTGCATGCAGTTTTTTTTCTTCGCGCATGATTGCTTTTATCTCCGTCATTATGTTCTCGAATGACTGAGAATGCCTATGCGCAAAATCATTACCGCCCGCCGCAATATGGCCCTTTATCCACCATGCTACGTCCGCAAGGTTGTCATGGTCTTCCAGTGTAAAGCGTGCCATTATGCAACCATCCGATAAATCGCTTCGGCCTGAGACACAAGCGCCCGCGCTTTATCCGTGACGATTTCGCTTTTCACGACGCCTGAAAGAATCAATTGCAGTCGGGCACATTGCAGCATCCGCCCGATGCTT